TATGCAGATATTTCTACCTGCGCTCCAGCGGTCTTTGCCAGCTGTCAGCCCCTCTCGGGGCCTAGCCTAAGAAGGCCGTAGTTACGATCCAAATATGGACCGTGCTAACGTGTAGAGAGATACTTTCGCGTAACCGTTGCTTCCCCGGACTACGTCCGGGTCAGTTGGGTCACGTTCCCCCGATCGCGTGTATACGCTATAGGAGGGATATACCCAATCCATGTCCGATCGTTTCTTAAGACGATTAGGACGGAGGGAGTAGGTATCGAAGAACCCACCTTCCCAACCTCGCCGGCGGTATTTTCGACTCAGACGGAGACTGTAACTGCCAAGTAAATGGCCGTCACCGTATCCGTCCGGGCCGAATAGCCGCAGACTCGGTTGTGTATAACTGAACAGTAAGGACGCGAGCTCATGCTCGCAGTTCCTTACGGCCCAGTTATGGAAGGTATACAGGGTCCGTTCAGACCATGCCTTTTTAGCATAGTATGGACGTATGCTCTGTCCTTCGAACCAATCAGCACCACAGCTTTCTCGAAACGGTCCCGACGAGAAGGATTTTTCGTTATTCACGATAAACCCCAGCTCGTTTAGAACCGTTGTCAAGAGGCCGTATGCTCGGGAATTACAGATAATGTCGTCCCCGAACACGCTGACTTCGCCTGCCAGGTCTAACAGTTCGGTCACGGCCTTCGTTACCGAGTAGAAGATTAAACTCTCCAACTCGAATGTGAAGCCGTTCCCCATACTGCTGAACTTGTGCAGGTCGCTGACCTTATTACCCTCTCTAATGGTTGAAGTCACGAGTTTCGCGAGAAACTCATACCAATCCCACGGAAGAAGGAGTTCTACCAAACCACGAGAAACACAATCGGAGGCGCTGCTCAGATCTATCGTGGCGTAACCGCCATGAATCGACCCAAGCATCGCGAGCCGCTGGTTCCTGCTTTGATCTGATAAGTTCAGGTCGACACTGCGCAGCATTCGCTCTTTCAAATACCGACCAACGCCCAACTGGAAAAATCCATTGAGTATTGGTTCGACAATGATCGGTCGTTTGCTGCGAGCGTCCTTCGGAACAAGAGACATTTTACCGTCGTGGACTTCGATCGAGGGAAAGAAGGATAGTTCGTGCTCACCAACTGGATAACCCAGGTTGATGAAGTCCGCACTTCCTCCCGACTTCGACCAAGCCCATAATGGGACCTCCGCTAGGAAGTCACCAACAAACGGCAAAAGCTCCCGACTACACGCTAGACTTGAGGCAAGCTTAACCAACGGGTTAGCTAGCCTCGATTTGACACCAGTCGTCGCCCCGGGCCCAAAGGAAGCCTTCAGACGCGAGAGTGGAGGGACCGGTCCTAAAATGGAAGCGATTTTCAACCTAGCGCGGTGTACCACCCGCCAGGCATCGGTAGTTAACCGACGCTCCCCTAAGGCCTCGTTCCACACTCTACATCTTTCTTCCATCTCCCAGAACTTCGCCCGACCCACGCTATCCGTGTCAATGCCTAAGTCCATCCATTCCTGCTTCTGAAGCAGGGCGTGAATGCTCCTGGCACATTGGTAGTCGCGAAGACTATACCCTGAGTCGTAATCGAAGTTGTATTTCACAACCTCGATGTATTTCTCAGCACTTATAAGGTCGAAAAGGCCCTTGGTTAGGGGGCCACCTAGCTCTGAGAGGAGGCGAGAGATTTCCTTGACACGCGTCAAGGTAACCTCGGATCTCCAGGGATCTATCCAGTTGCTCATTAAGAGGTCCTTCCCGTACGGTAAGTACGGAGTGAATAGACAGCAAGCTTCCTAGTTGGGAAGCGAGCCGGTGATGAAGGCCAGGGGGGCAGGGAGGGTGGAGTTTTTCCACGCGTCTCCCGCCGAAGCCTGATCCAGAGTACCTGTAGCAGTTGTGCTACTGGCGCCCTGGATGATACCTGCACCGAGCTTCAGCAAGTTAGCGCGGTCCGCCGTCGTGCTACGTCCATCAGCGAACATCGTGACGATGATCGTATTGGTGTACGCAACCTTCGGGGGTGCCACGTAACCTGCTGCAGTTCCTGAAGCACCAAGGGTCTCCATCACGGGGACTTCGAGCTTCATGGTGTACTTGTATGCACCACTCTTTACCCTCTCTGACGAGATGGTGATCCGCGGCTGCCCATCAAAGGGCACACCAGAGATCGCCGCCCGCCAGTGTGGGTTCGGAGTGTCTGATACGGGGATGAACGTGATTTCCACCGGAGAGGTGGCGTCATCCTTTACCAGAAAGTTTGCCATTGGAGCCATGGGCTCACATCCTTTGCTAAGATAGTACTTAGCGGTGAATCGAAAGGCGTGAATCTTATCAGCAATCAACTGATAAGAGTATTAACTAGCCAAATGGATCCAGACCAGTGCGTTTCCAGATCTGCTATTTGAGCAGCTGAAAGACATACGGCCTGGACGGGCTACCCGGTTGTTCTGAGACGTAACAGTCTCATAAAACTTAAGGTAATCCTCAAGGGAAGCGAGTTGGCTCGCGGACAGTGTGTCCGGAACCTTCGCAGGCCCTTGGTTCAACCGAGAGATAATGTACCTCCCAGCGTCGGCATAGTCAACCTCAAGAACCTCACAAAGTGAGGGAAAGACCCGTTGTCGGATGTAAGTGAGCGTCGAAAAAACGCTCAATATATCAAACACGGGGTGTGAAGCAGTCACAAAGACTGATTCGTCATTGACAATGATCGAAGAATGGCGATACATATATACCTCAGTATGGTAAGTTAATATTCACTCAATTCTACCTGACTCAGCGCCCTCTCACCCGAGAGGGGTTTAGCTGAGAAAACGTTGCGAAGCCAGTGCGATCGCGTTCCACACCCTGTTGCCATGAACGGCAACTTCGGCCTGGTTGAAACCAGGCCGTGGAACGTCAGGGGGCGACCCCAACCCACCCCGTGACACCCAGCGATAAGA